TTCTTCTCCATTGTTGTATCGGTTTTCTTCTTCATTGTTGTATCGGTTTTCTTCTTCATAGGCCGATTGCGTATAAAAAACTAATCCAAATTATTGCACCAGCAATTAAAACAATTAAATCTTCTATTTTTTCTTTTATTTTTTTATTCATATATTTTCGAGTAATTTATATAATTCTTTTGTCATACATTTTTCTCTTAGAAAAGATATATATTTCGGAGCAATCTCCTTTAATTCTAATAATGATATTTCTCTATTCTCCATCGCGAAGAGATAAGTAAAGTAGCAAAAATCTACTATTGTTTTAATCCTTTCTTTTTTGACTGTTCCCTTGCCCCTCCTAAATTCTATTGTGGCATCATTACTGAAATTTAATTCACAATACCTATTATTCGAAATTTTATCAAAGAGGAGCTTTTGGCCTTTTGGGGATGCAGAAATAGGGTGGACGCCGTATTGTTTTAGCTCACAAACACCCGGAATTGTGAAACAGTATTGATTGTTATCTCTTCCAAATATTTTATTAACCAGTTCGTAAGAAAGAGAGTAAAAACATTTTTTCAGCAAAAGTTCTACACTTCTTTCACACTTGATTCGTGAAACGTGAACATGTAGCCCCGTTTCTTTAGTTGATTGAGAATAAGAGCCGAATAACGGGAAAAATTCTTCGCATAGCAAATCAATAGCTCCATTTTTTTTCAACAATGATTCAATAGGCAAAGGTCGGGTAGTTAGTTCTGTTCCTCCTCTTTCGTCACGTAAGGAGCCGTCATGCTGGAAGTAAAAAAAATTAGAAAACTTATTGTAAATAGAACGGTTTTGGTGATAAAATTCTATTTCCAGCCCTACAAGGGGAGCTTTTAGGGTTGAGTTTTCAGGGATCCAACCATGAGGCCGAAAGTGGTATCCGTTCATTTTTGTTTCTATCAAGTCTTTTTCCGAAAAATCACTTATAAGGAACTCCTTTGTGCTTAAACATCTCAAAGCCGGGAAGACATGCTCTATTATATAACTCCACTCTTTTTCCGGGATTTGTTTTAAAGTGAAGGCATCTAAGAAGTACTTAAAGATTTTTATAAAATCACTAGAGTATTTTTGTTTTTGGTTTAGCTCTTTGTCGGGAACTGGAATTATTGTTTGAGAAAAAAAATTACACATTGCCCATAGAGTTGCGTTCCTTATCAATTTAAAATTTTTTTTCTCAAGCACAATCCCGTTTAAATCTTTAACTCCTGCAAACCGCAAAAAAGCGGTTGCTTTTCTCCTCCTTAAATACAAGTCCTTTGCTTGTTGCGTCTTGTAGCCAAAATCAAAAATTTTATTTTCACAAAACAAATAGTAATTCTCTCTTACAAATTGTTTCAGAAATTCTACTTTATCTTTTTCTTTTTTATTCATGTCAAATAATGATTCGGGGGTTTTCGTTTTTAGCATTCAGCTCTGAATAAGTTTTCCATATGTCTCCAATAATTGAATTGGAATCGTGCAGTTTATAAAAGTTATTTTCGCTCAAATTCACCAACAACCCTTTTTTTTGTAAAATAATCCCACATTTTTTATAGTATTTTAGAGCTAAAATTTTGTTTGAAGAAAAGGCCCTAGTGATTGGATAGCTACTATTTAGTTTTTTTTCCTCATATTCGGGGAAATGGCCTAGGGCCGGTTTTGTTTTAAAACGGGTAGATGATAGCGGTTTAACCCCAACAATATAAACACCGGCGTTTTTATTCCCGCCAGTAGTCCTAAAAACCGGCAAATAACCTAAAGTGTTTCCAAAAACAAAAATAGGGCTGATAAACGTTTTTTGAGTTGTACCGGTATCTAAATTTTCTATTTTCGCGAAAAAATAAACGCTAATAAAGGATTGTAGGTCTCTAATTACAGAGCAATCATCTTGAGCGTGAATGGTTCCAGAATGAACGGGAATTCTGCTTTTCGCGGTCCTGTATAGTTTTATTGAGTATTTATGCATGTTTTTTTAGAGTTATTCCCCGTAAAGGAATTTTTTTGTGTTTAAAATTTCACCTTTATATGAAATTTTAAAATCTTTATTTTTCTCTACGCATAAGTGCGCATGAAGGAAAGCTTGCTCTTTTGTTAGTTTTATTGTTCGTGAGGGCAGGAACATAAATTTTTCTTCTAAAGCTTTATGCCAAATTTCATTTATTTCTCCAAATATCACTATTCCGAGACAAGGATAATGTGCTTTTTCTTTGATTTGTATTTTTCTGTTTTTTTGCAAAATAAAAATTAGGCCTTTCTCTGTTTTTTTTAGTTCTTTAATTATTGCTACAACAGATAAAACGCTTCTTTTATTTTCTTTTAAAAAAATAATGATATGTGTTTTTTTTATTATTATTTTTTTTGAAGCATCTATAATGTTTTGAATTTCAACATTCATCGAGCGTCAAGGTTTTGAAGTTAAATCTATATTCTAATCCGTCCTTTAAAGGAGCCTTCCTAAAATCGCTCAATAAGTCTCCTTCGGGGCGGTTTTCTAGGCGAAAAATGAGCTTTCGAGGTTTTTTGGAGACGTCAAAAACCTCAATAATTGAGCCTAATCTCCAATCAGCTTTTATCATGCGGTGAAAGGTTCTAAGCCCGTGTGAAAAATTTAAATAAAGAACAGGGCAAACACGCCTTTCTTCTTGAGGGTTTTCAAACTCAAATTCAAAAACTTTCATAGCTTCAAAAATATGCGAGATTATAAAAAATTAAATTTTCAAAAGGTGTTATCTTGTGCCATTTTATATAAATTCCAACTATTTCCGTTTTTGGTTCAAAGTGGTAATTATAAATAAATTCCTTAAAATATTTATCTTCTTTCTTTTTTATTATTTCTATAGCATTAAATCTGATGCCGTTTAGCAAATCTATTAGTATTTTTTGTTCCAAAACGTTGGATAAGTTTTTTTTAAGCTGATATATTCGCCCTTGTTCTTCAAGGCTGATTTTTCCTTTTAGCTTTAAGTCTGTGTCTTTTCCTAAAAAATAGGCGACGGCTCCAAAATTTGTTGTATAATCAATAGAACTCATATTCCCTTTTCAAAAAAAACATATTGCTATAGTTAACGTCATAAAACAGTGAATTTCTTTTTTTCAAAATCTCTTCAAAGGATGATTTGCTTCTTTTTTGCTCTTCTATCATTGCGGATTCAGGGAAGGCATGAGCAAAATCAATATGCGCTTCGAGGTTTGGCAATTCCTCCCCCGTTACTGGTCCTGCAAAGATAAAATAAACATTAGTGCGAACGAAAACAAAATACTCATCTTCTCTCTTTTTTTTAAAAACTTTCACAATATGTTTAGCGTCCATTAAGTGCGAAATTTACATGGTTAAAAAATTCTTCAGGCGATAAAAAAGTAAAGATAGTCTCGTAAGTCTTCTGCCTCCGTTACTAATTCCAAAGCGTATTGTTTTACGCCTTTTTTCCATTTAGTTCGGGCGGGGCTTTTCAATATTTTTTTATTACTTCTTCTCTGTTGTTTTTTCATTTTATTTTATTCTTTATTTTATTCTTTTCTTCATGCCTTTTACTAACTCGCTCGCCCGTTTATAGACGTTATCCTTAGTTCCTACGACAAAGGTTTGCCAACCGCAATTCATGCACCCGTATTCATAACTTCCCTTAGGATTCTGCAATGTCTCATAAACCAAAACGTCCATCGGAAGCCAGCAAAATGGGCATCGCAACTTTTTAAATTTCTCTTGTTTCTTTTTTCCCATGTTTTTTGTTTTTTCTCTCAAGGGGTCTTTCTCTATTCTTCCTTCCGTCCCCTTTCATGTTTTTATTCTATCTTTTTTCCCTCATAAGTCAACAACTTTTATTTCTTTTTTTCTCAATTAGCAAGTTTTTTTCTCTCCCTCTAGCCTCTTGACAAACTGGTTTTTCCTCTCTCCCTTCTCTCCTCTTTCTCTTACTTCCTCCCTCGGGGGGGGGGCCTTTAGGGGGGGGGCAACTCCTAACTCCATCGGATAACTCCATCCTTTTTCTCGATGCGGGTTCTAACCTCTTCCCGCTCCTCTTCGCTCTCTTGACCTTTCCATCGGTCAGGAGGGCGTAAGGGGGGATAAGCGGGGGAGTTAAACCCCGGCCGGGACGAACCAGTTTGCCCTCTTCCTTAAAAATGGTTTCTCCCATAGTGGACCCTCTTTTGCCATTTTTACGTGTTTTTTTAGGCGGATCCGTCATAAGTAGCAAACTGTTAGAGGCTAGCGAATTTTAAGAAAACCTGTGTTCCTAGGGCTTGCCAAAAATCGGGTTTTGTGCATGTTTCATGTTTATTTTCTCTAGATTGTCTCGCTCTTGAGTGTTTTTTGTAGAGCCTCGGCGATTCGGTGCGTGCTTTGAGCGGCCTTCAAACTGGCTCAAAAGCGTACCGATTCCGTTGCATTTGGGCGCCTTCTGCCTGCTTCTGCTTGTGTGCGCACCGACAATCTTCATAACTCGTTGACTGTCTATCATACTTCGCATAACACACATAATGCCAAATAGGGCACATTTGAGGACAATCCCGAATATCGCGCTACAATGGGCCTAGCGCGCGCCGCATATCTGCCATGAGTAATGTATAGGCCCATCCTCTAAAAAGCCCGTGTGCGCAATCCTCGCAAGCCGTTTTTCGGGCAAATCGTAGTAATTAGAATAATTATTGAGGTTTTGCCCACTTTAGGCCATGTTGCGGCGTTGCTTCGGAGCCACCTAGCCATGAGGGACTGCAAGCCCGTCAGCACCGCGCCACCCCTAGGTGCTTCTTGCTAGGACGTCCCTACAGGCGGGAGGCGGGGAAAAATCGCCGGGTGTTTCGCGCTGGACAAAGAAGGTATCACCCTGCATAATGAGGAAAAAGGGAGAAGAGAAAGAGAACAAAGAAATGTGGAGAAGAGCAGGAGACGTAGAGATGAACGGGAAATTAGTGAGAGAGTTGGTGGAAGAAGTGAGGGGGGAATTGGAGCGAGGGGAGGTGAGGACGGTAGAGGAGGCGTTATCGAAGCGAGGAGTGAGCCGGAAGCTGTTTAGGGAGATGGGAGGGATAGAGGAGTGGAAGGGAGAGAGGAGGAGAGGCGAGAGAGGAGGAGAGGAGCGGGAAGAGGTAGAGGAATTGGGGAAAGAGGAATTGGGGAAGTTTTTAAGTAGAGTGATAAGAGGGAGGGAGCTAGGGATGGGGGGAAAGGAGAAGATGAGTGCGGTAGGGTTGTATATGAGGTTGAAGGGATGGGACAAGGTGAAAGAGGAGAGGGAGGAGCTGGTAGGAGAGGAGATGAGAGAGTTGCTGAAAAAAGACAAAGAGAAGAGTTGAAGAAGAGGAGGAGGAGAGATAAACTAAAGAGGAGATGAGAAAAGGGTTGGACGAAGTAAAGATAAGGAAAGAAGAGCTGGAACATGGCTTTTTGAGGGGGGTGAAGGAGATGGTGAGGCAGAAGGTGGAGATGGGGTTAATGCCATGGGGGCGGCGGGTATTTTATCCGAAGATGGTATTGAGGGCGAGGCCGCAGAAGTTGAGGGATTTTTTGATAGAGGAGGAGGTATGGGAGTTGCAGGAATGGAGCAAGGATTCATTGGAGAGCAATCCTGAGCGGCACCATTTGTACGAATGCGGAGGGAGGTATTATATGGGATTGTACTTTAAGAGTACGAGGGGGCGGAGCATAAGGAGGAAGATAAGTTTAGGGACAAGGGAATTGGAAGAGGCGAAAGAGAGGAGGGACGAGTTTTATAAAGAGTGGAGTGGGAAGGGATTGAAATGGTATATGGCAGACGGGGCGAAATGGAATATGAAGTTACCGGGAGTGCCGGAGGTAGGAGAGTTGAGCAAATTAGACAAAAGGGCGCGGAAGGAGACGGAAGAGGCGGCGGTACAGGCGTTGAAGGAAGCGCGGGAGAGTTGGAAGAGGAGGAGGTGGGAGCAAGTGAGGAAGGAGGAGTATTGGGAGGCAGAGGAGAAGAGGAGCCGGAGTTTAAGGAAATGGAAATAGGAGGTAAGGAGATGGAAAAAGAAGTAGGAATAATGGTAAAGTTTGGGAAAGGAAAGGTAATGGAACTGCATTTGTTTCCGAACAAGGAGGCAATGAGGAAGTGGCGAGGAGAGGACAGCGAGCAAGACGCAGAGGGGGAGTACCGGGAGTGGAGCGTACCGTTGGGGGTGATAGAGGACTTATGGGCGGCGGCGATGGGAGAGGAATAAAAAATTAGAATAATAATAAAAAGTATGAAAATAATCGTAGACATAGGGCATGCGCGGAACACAGGAGCGCGAGGGAACGGGCTGGAAGAGCACGCAGTAAGCGAGGTGATAAGCAAAGAGTTGGTGAGGGAGTTAAAGGCGGCAGGGTATGAGGTAGTTGAGTTGGACTTTCCGCACCTTAGTAACGCGAAGGACTTGGAAGCGACGATAAAAGAGGCGAATCGGATGGGTTCGGATATAGGAATATCGTTGCACTGCGACAGTGCAAGTCATTGGGTAGGAGGGGAAGAAGAGGCGAACCCTAAGCCGCATGGAGGGCATGTGTGCTACTATCCTGGGAGCAGTAAGGGGAGGAAGTTGGCAGAGGCGGTAGGAGTGCGTCTTAGCGGGCTATTGCCTGGGCGAGCAGAGGCAGTGGTAGGGAGGAAGGACTTGGCGGTATTGAGGCGAACAAGGCCGGTATGGATATTGTGTGAGTGTGGATTTATAACGAATCCGGGAGATGCGGAGGTGATGAGGGAGCATCCGGAGAAGATAGCGAGGGCGATAAGCGAAGGAGTGAAGGATTATTTGAAATATGCAAGAGATTGATAAAGAGGGAGTTGGAGAGCTTGTGCACAGCATTGCGCACGGGGACAAGTGGGAGGAGGTTGAGGACAGGAAGAGTTGTTGCGTATGGGTAATGAGGAGCAAGGACAAGTTTCTTGTGAGGGAGGGGGTATTAAAGAAATGGCCGAAAAGGGGCTGGAAGGGGCGAGCATTAAGCAAAGGAGGGAAATGCTATGCGCAATCGGCAGACAGCATATTGAAGGAGGCAGAGGTAGAATGGGAAAGGAAGCCGGAGTATGCGCACATGTACTATAGCGGGATGCTGGGAGGAAAGGCGGCGAAAGACGCGACGTGTTTTTTAGAGGAAGCCAGAGTATTTAAGATGCCATTGCCGAGGGGGAGGTATAACAGCGATGCGTGGGAGTTTGTAAGGTGCCGTCTTGTAGAGGAAGTGGTAGAGAAGCCGATGGACGACGAAATGGACATTTGGTTGAAGTACAGGAGGGACAAATGGTTTTAAGTGAAATAATAGAGTTGCTGAAAGACCCGATGTGGCGAATATCCCATTTGTATGAGATAAAATTGACGGATGGGAACATCATTCCTTATAAGCCGAGGAAGTTTCAGGAGGAGCTTCACAGGGCCTGTTACTGTGAGGGGAAGAGGAGGTTTTTAATACCTAAGAGTAGGCGGCAGGGTTGCTCTACGGCGATTGGAGTGATGATGGCTGACATGGCGGCGTTTGAGGAGGGGTGGAAGCTGGCTTTGGTGGACAGGACGTTAGGAGACGCGACGGAAAAGCTTACGGACATTGTGAGGGTAGCGTTGGACAGCTTGAAGAGGAAATTGCCTGGGATGTTCGACATAAGTTACAGCAAATCAAAGATAAACGTTAAGATGGTAGGAAGGAGGTCGAGCGAGATAGTTGGGGGTAAATATTTTCGAGGCAGTGGTCTTGGATTTGCGCACATATCCGAGCTTGGTACGATTGCGACCAGTGAGCCGAAGCGAGCTGCTGAAATCGTCAACGGCACATTCCCTGCGGCTAAGGATGGCTTTATCTTTGTGGAGACGACCGTACGAGGGGGGAAGCGAGGGGTATTCTATGAGAACGTGATGAATGCGCTAAGCGTGCCGGAGGGGAAGCGAGGTGAGAAAGATTTCCATGTAGTGTTTTTGCCGTGGTGGAGCGACGAGAATAATATATCGGAGGGGGTGGAGGAGATAACGCCAGCTACGGAGAGCTACTTTGAGACGCTTAGGAGCAAGAGCGGGATTGTCGTGACGGAGGCGCAAAAGAGGTGGTGGCAACAGGCCAAGCGGCAACATGGCGTATCAATGAATGAAGAGTACCCGTCCACCTTGGAAGAGGCTTTTGAGGTCCCTATGGAGGGGGCTATCTTGGAGGCGGTGTTGGACAGGGCCATGCAGGAGGGGGCTTTCAGGAACTTGGTTTACGATAAAACGAAGCCGTGTTATTGCACATGGGATTTGGGTGCGCCCCTGAATACGATTAACCTTGTGTTTCAGTTGGACGGACCCTTTATTAACGTCCTTGAGCTGGACAGTGGTTTGCATGCGAGCGAGCGCGTAGCAGAGCGTGTAACGAGGCTTAAAAGCAAATATCCGACCTTACAGGCGAACTTCCTTCCGCATGACGGCGGGTATATGACGGACACAGGGATGACACAGGCGCAAATGTGGCAGGAGGCAGGGTTGCCGGGCATCCAGTTGTTGCCCAAATCGAAAGACAAATGGATTGGCATCAATTACCTTTTAGGGATGTTCAACATGTTTCGGTTTGACACCAACGGTACGAGCAAAGCGTACAGTTACTGGTTGTCCTACAGGTGCAAGCCGGAGGTGGGAGAGGGAGGCGTGTTTAAGAATGAGATTGTGCATGACAACGCATCCCATTGGGCAGACCCGTTGAGGTATGTTGCAGAGGCGAGGATGAACAACCTGTTGACGGCAGGAGTTGTAACGCAGGACAGCAAAGCCGGGATAACCTGTACCTTTGGGAAATATCATCGTGAGCAAAATGTTGGACATAACTGGCGGCGGGGGTTTGAGCATACTTGCCGCATCTGATGAGGCGTTAAGGCGTGACGCCGGCATGGGACTAAGTGAGGCATGGAAGCTTCATGAGGGAGGCGTGCGGCTTTATACCGGAAACGGTCTTGTGCTGGGCCACTATTATCGCATCGAACCGGACAATGTACGGGTATGGGGCGAGGCGTCGGAGTTCTTGAGGACAAGGCATATAGAGGAGGCGTCGGTGAGCTATGAGAAGGCCAATGGCTTCTTTTTCTTTTTAGGGGTTGGAGACTATGTTGGTTTTTTAAGGCACTTGCAATTAAGCCCGCACATGCAATTTGGTAGTGGACATAGGCACGGGAAGCTGTATGTTTACTCACGTAAGGAGTTAGACTTATATATTAAACTTAAATTAAGGAGGAGTAAATGTCAGGCGTTGGACAGGCAGTAGGAGCAGTTGTCGGGACGGTAATCGCCCCCGGTATAGGAACAGTTATAGGCTCATCTATTGGTGGGCTGACAGACAGAGCAATCAACAAGAATAAAGACAAGGGGTCATCCGCCCCGGAAGCTCCAAAGCCCGTAGAGCAATACGAAACTCAACAGGAAGCAGTTCGTAGCAAAAATGAGGCAAACAGGCGTCGGAGTTCTTTTTCAAATACCTTTGTTGCCTCTAGAGGGATTGGAACAAGTGGCGTAGGCAAAAGCTTTTTAGGCCAATAATATGCTGTACAACAACCAGTTACCAAAGCAGAAGAGGGAACAGCTCTATTCGTATAGACAACGCTATGTGTCTAACTGGCAACGAGTTGCGGAGTACGTAGAGCCGGACCGGAGGTTTAACCTGAACGGGGCTGTGCAGGAGGCTACTCCTAACAATGAGGCCTATATTGACACGACCCTTGAGCGAGCCTTGAGGCTGAACGCAACAGGCCAGCATGAGCTTGTGATGCCCAAAGCCAGCGAATGGTTTACGTTTACTCCACAAGCTAAGGCGGCAGATGCTGACGAAGTAAGTTCTACTATTGAGGACGAGTACGCCCTGACGGCAAGGGTAGTGTCCATGTTCATGAGGAACAGCAACCTGCATACAGCCAGTGAGCTTTTCTTCTGGGACAGGGCGGCTTATGGCATTGGGGCATTTTGGGCAGAGTGGGACGCTAAGCAAAAGGGGTTTAATTTTTATTCTATACCAGTAGGAACATTCATGGTGGACAAAGACAAATTTGGCCGGATGAATATGTTTTGCTGGGACGATTGGATGAGGAACCAAGACATTGTGGCTACGTTCCCTGAGGGTAACTTGCCGCAAACTGTTAAGGATAAGTATATTGCAAACTCTAACAGTCCGGACAACTACCTTGTGTTCCACCTGTTGGAGCGAGTGGAGCGCACAGGAGATGAAGAACTTGTGAGGCGAGCCAAAGGAAAAGAGTGGGTGCTTCGTTCGGTGTATGACGCTACAGGAGACGTATTGCTTGAGCAATTCTTTGAGCAATGCCCCGTTATCTGTTGCAACTGTTTTGATTTGCCTAACTCCCCGTATGGATATGGGTTTGGGAAGGTTTCATTGGCAGACCAGATTGAATTGGTTAATTGCCTTAAGGCTTTGGCAGAGGCGGCCCAACAGAAGATTTTCCCGCCGATGCTTGTTCCGGAAGGATTTCAGGGTAATATCGGATATGGAGCGGGCGAGGTAACGACCTTTAACCCGTTGAACATTCAGGCAAGGCCGTCGCCCCTGTTCCAACAGTCAGCCCAAACTTCCGATACCCAATGGCAAATTGAGCGTTTTGAGCGTGTCATCAATGAGGCGTGCGACGTTAATTTGTTCATGCCGTTGTTGCAGGTGAAAGACCCGCAATACATGAAGGCCACGGTAGCGCAGATGATTGAATCCTACTCTGCCCGCATCAGCTCTACGGCGTACACGAGGCTGATTGAGCAATTCTTGCGGCCATTGGTTGACTTCTGTTATAATACGCTGGTAGCTCAAGGGTATATTCGTCCCCTGCGTGAGTATCACATCCAGTTCTGCACGCCGTTCCAGATTCTTTTGGATAGGCATCAGCCGACGTTGTTCACAGAGTTCCTGCAAACGGTTGTCATTCCTCTGTCTCAAATTGACCCGACGGTTCTTGATTCATTGGATGCTAACTATATTTTCCGAAGAAGCATGCTTGATATTGGATTGTCGCCCAAGTATGCTAGGCCTCAAGCTAAGGTGAACCAGATGCGAAAGGAAAGGGAGGCCGCCCAAAACGAAGCCAACCAGATGGCAAATGCCAAGACATTCTCCGAAGTGCAGAAGAACCTCGGCGCGGCATCCAAAGACATGAATATCATTTAATGATGAGAACAGAAGAAAAGTTGGACGTAGTAAGGATTACCTCTCTTTTAGGAGATGAAATAGAGATTCCCAAAGAGGTTTACGACAAAGCCAAGGAAGTATTGGATTCCGACAGGGACAAATACATCCTGTTTGTACTCAAGGCTATTGCCAGCGGGAGCAGATATAAGCTTCCAGCCGCATTGAAATCCCACTTCGATGGAAACAAACTCTTCTACATTGAAGGCATTAACGCACTAATTGAAGTAATAGAAGCATTGTATGAGCGAAAACAATAACCCCTCTACGGGAGACACTACGCAGACACAGCAACCTCCGGCCCAAGAGCAGACGAAGATGCCGGGAACCATGTCATTGAACGACCCTGCCTTAAATCAAAAACCGCAGGAACAGTTCACTATTGACAAGATGGTTAATAATGACGGGACGTTTAAGGAGGGCTGGAATTCCTCTATCGAAGGCGGCGAGAGCTTGCTTAAGTACAACAATATCAACGACTTAATCAAAGGCTTCGTTAATGCGAACAAGCTCATTGGAAAGAAACAGGAACAGATTTCCCGTCCCGGAGCAGACGCTACGGACGAGCAAAGGAAAGCATGGCGTGAACACTTGGGCGTTCCGGAGAAAGCCGACGACTATCAAGTGCCTGATGAATATAAAGAGACGGTGGATGCGGAATCTTTTAAGGAGTTCGCGCAGTTTGCTCACGAACACAACATCCCCGCCGATACCATGCAGGAGCTGTTGCGCTTTCAGGAAAGGTATGCGGCCAAACTTAATGAAGTAAACGCCAAGCGTATCGAAGAACAGGCGAAGGAAGCCAGGAAATATTTTCAGGCAGAGTGGGGAGGCTTGTATGAGCGCAACTTCAACTTGCTCAAAGACGGCCTTGTTCGCGCCGGAATTGACATCGAATCCCCGGAGATGTCTGGCGCATTGAACAATCCCTTCATTCTTTCTGCGCTGTTCGACAAGATTTCCAGCATGCAGGACGGGACAATGCCTGTTCCCGGGTTCATGAAAGCCAGTGCCAGCGACGCAAAGGAACAAATCATGGGACTGATTAACAAGTATGGTTCCGTCAACCAGATGCCGCACGACGCAAGGGAGCTGTATCATAGGCTCTTGGCAAACAAAAATATCAAGTGGTAGTTTTGCATTGCATGCGCAAGCATTCAGTGGTATATCTACTTCTGCATTAGTGTGAGTTTTTTTACTCCGGTGTTTTGTCTCACACTAAAAAACAAAAAAATAGTGGAGGGCTGGGTTTCTTTGTTCTTCTTTACCAGCCCTCCATTATTTTTATTGCATTCTCATGTCAGGCATGGCATATTACACCTGCTGTTGGGAAACAGCACAATATCATCAAAGGGATAAATATCGAAGAGCGATAGCATGGAGAAAATGGGGCTGGGAACGTAGTGTGATGCGTTCCCAGCTTTCTTTTTGTTGATTTTATATTATGGTTAAGCTTTCTTGAGCTTAGAGCAACCCGTTTTGGACACTTGCTTTAACAACCACATAGTTAGAGGACAGCCGTCTTCCTCATTAAACAGCCCTGCTTTAAGGACACCTGTCGAACACATTGTGACGGTGAGAACTAAAAGTATAATTGAATTATGGCAAATTACGGAAACTTCCAGACGCTTGCTGTAAACGAGTACACGCCCATGATTTATGCGGCTGTTCAGCAGACGCGTTCCCACACGGAGCGTTTCATGAGGGTTTACGGCATGAATTCCAGACAGCGCAGGTTCCAAATCATTGACCCTGTGAACTCCACTCAAATCACCGACCTGTATGGCGCGACTAACCCGCAACAGGCCGAGTTCCGACAGAGGTGGCTTAAGACGAAAATCTTTAAGTCCACTCATGAAATTTCCCGCACGGAAATGCAACAGGCTGGAACCATTGATTCCCCTCTGCCCCGTATCGTTGACGCCGAACGCATGGAAATGCAACGCCGTCGCGACATGGTTGCGGTTGAAGGCCTCATTGGCACGGCATGGACTGGTGAGAACGGGGACATCCCTGTGACGTTTAACGAAAAGGCAAACACTATCCCTGTGGGATATGTGCGGACTGGCACTTACGTTGCGTCCGGTCTGACCTTTGACAAGATTGTGCGGGCCAAGACTATCTTCGGCATGCGCAACGTGCTTGGTCAGGATGTGGAACGTCAGGACTTGGGCGGCCCCGAAATGGTGATTCTGTGTACGCATGAAGAACTGGCTGCTCTGTACGGCATCAAGGAATTCACGAATATCCTTTACTCCGACCAGAGACCCATTGCCAGTGGCTATATTGACAACGTGCTTGGCGTCCGCTTCATTGCTCTGACGGCCGACATGCTCCCGTTTGGCAGTCGTCCGCTTGGTTCTGCGACCGACCCGACCGATGGTAATAGCACGGCAAACGTACGAAGCCTTGTCGCTTTCACGATGAACTCTGTTGCCTTTGGCGTGCTTGAAGAGTTGTTCGTGCGAATCGAAGAGCTTCCGACCAACCAGTATGTATGGCAGACCTACTCTGAAATCGCAATGGGCGCGACCCGAATCGAAGACAAGGGTGTGCTCAAGATTGACGTGGCGGGTTCTTCCGGCAACTTCTAATCCAACATAGAAAGGCAAAAAAGTTATGGCAGAATATCCTTCTGTAGCAAAAGCGCAGGTTGAAGCCGGGATGCCTCCGTATTTGAGTGCACAGCTTCAACGAGGACAGGTCTTGAAAAAGACGATTGTGTACAAGGCAGGGGCTACTGCAACCCCTGCGTCTTCGACGATTGTTGACCTTCCCCTTCCTCCGGGAGTGGTGATTGACGTTTCCTCAATCGCTCTGACGCATGACGGGGTGGGTGCGGGTACTTACTCGCTCAACATCCAAGTTCTAGACAAGGCGGGTAATGCCAAATATTCCGGAACCGGAATGTTGTCTTTGACGGCAACTGCAACCGCAGGAGAAATTGTGAGAGTTATCTCTACTTCCTCACTATCCCCCGCCGGTGCAATGATTTTTGACCCAGCGCAATATCTTGTCGATAATGGTATCAAGATTGACGGGGAAGGGATTACCTACGAACGCCTGAAAGAGAAGTACAATATTGCTTGTATCGTCTCTAATGCTGCGTCGGTCGCGGCCAATAAATCTCTCACCATTGTCATGGACCTAATCATCCCCTAATCTGAAAAAACAATGACTGACCTTGATATAGCTAACTACGCTTTGGGGTTGCTTGGACAGTACAAAATCCAGAGCTACCCGGAAGTAGGGAAAAAGTCAGTAGAAGGTCAGGCATTAGAGGCATATCTTCCATTCGCTATTCAAGACGTGATGATTGATGGCGAATGGAACTTCGCCCGGAAAAGGGTAATCATTGAGCCGTCACCGACAGAGGTGGCGGCCTTTGGTTATCATAACGCTTTCCCGAAGCCTGACGACCTAGTGACAATAATCTCCGTAAATGGGGAGCCTTGGAATATTCAGGCGCAGTTTGTGCAGATTGAGGGAGAGTATATCTTGGCAAACGTTGACCAGTTAAGGCTGGTTTACATTGCCTCACCTACGGATGGCACAACGCTTCAAGGGATTCCAGACCAGTTAAAACCATTGGTAGGGATTCGATGGGCCTATCTTATCTGTGTTCGGATTACCAACAACATTGAGTTGTACAACATGATAGCGGACATGTACCAGAGGGAATTGCACCGAATGCGTGATAATGACTTCATCAACAACACGGGTGGACGCTACAACTACCGCAACAAGCTCATGAGCCAGTCCACTTGGGGCCGCTATCCATTTGGGACGACCGCCCCATATCACGGTTCTCCCACTTACATCCCAGACTAACCTAAAATTCATTCAGCTATATGGCTACAAATTCCCGGCAGTTTCAAATGCAACTCAACTTTAACGGGGGGCAAGTTTCCGAAAACTTCACTCCACGAGTTGACATGCAGAAATACCAGACAAGTTGCTCTGTGATGAGAAACTTCATTCCCAGACAGTTCGGCATGTTAAAGAGGCGTCCGGGATTTGGTTTTGTTGACAGCTTTAAAAATCCTTTTCGGATATTAAAATTCCCTTGTACCAACAACGAGGAATATATTGTCTGCGTACACTCTGACAACAAATATGAGAGCGGAGGATGCAAGCCATTTGCGACCATTTATCAATGCGGATATTTTGGAGACCAGACTAGAAGGTGGGAAGTAAATCTTGATATAGACCCCGTATTCATGCCGGGGGTTAATGGCTGGACTGCGGACAGTTCTTCTGAAAGGCATGGTAGGTTTTGGGATACGGACTTAGCTAAAATCAAATATGTATCTCAAAACGACAAGATGTGGATAGTGCATCCTGATTTCTTCCCTCTGGAATTAACAAGGACGGCGAAGCCAGTACAACTTCCGCAGACGTCGATGGCAGAGGACAAGTATGTTGTTGAGTTTGACACCTCCTCAAACACGAATCTTTCCACAAAAAACTCTTTGTGTTTTGGTTTGTATGGCGTTAATAGGCTAAATGCAAAAACACAACCTTTCTTTACCTTAAACTTTAAGTACAACAAATCTATTGCTTTTGGTTTTAGCGGTAGTGGCGCCGATACGAAGTGGGCTATAACTACTTCGGATGGAGTTGTACATCAACTGGAAAACATTGGCGTTAGCTCTGACCAGACTGTAGATTTTAGCGATTTCAATAAAAACATACCTATCAACATTTATTGCTTCCTGACGTGGCGAGGAAACAAGCTTTACGCAAGCATAGGATGTAATAACAGTTATGGAACGTTAGGCCTCTATAAGTATTCCTCCTCCGAAGTCGAGGTTGATTCTTCTTTGGGCAACTTGTTAAGTTTTGTTATTGGGGGAACTCCGGGGAGTTCGACCGATGCTCAATCTTATGTTTCTTTCAAAGAAACCTTTAGTTCTGGTTCAGATTTTAGCGGCATTGGGATTAAAGTGAATTTTGGACAAGGAGATGTGCCTGATAAAAGCTTTAATAACAACGACCACAGGGTGTCGCTAATAATGGCTCAAATGTTTGGAGACACTTCGAGTGTGTTCAAGCTTAATGATTGTCAAATCCAGCAATACAATAATTCCGTTTTCCCCATTAAGCGGATATACGAGAGCGGCACAAATATTTACACGGAAGAAACTGTCATTGGTTTCAAGTTAACGACGATGGACTTCCTGACTTATCCGAAGAGCGACGACTACTATATTAACAACAAGAATCAGTCGAGCAATCCGGATAGCCCTATGTTTTGCCGCAACCACGAGACATACCCGGATATTCCGTATTATGTATATGAGGATAAAGACGTAGCACTTAATACTATTAACGCCGTATTCGGTGACAGGTTTTTCCTCTCTGATGGCTCTGTCTCACAAATTGCAGGGAATGACGGAACGCAAATAGCTGAATGGCTTAAAGACTATACGCCCGGAGATGTTGTCATTGGCTCTTGCCTGATGAACAAGACAGATGGGGCATTGAATGGTAATATCTACAATTTTAGTACTGGCTCTAATGTAGGAATCCCCATTAACTTTTTCCGCATGGCTAATATTGTGTGCCGATACGTGCGAGGCGACTGGACGCTTAGCACCGATGCGGAAGTCGCCACAAGTAAAGGCTGTTTAGTAAGCTATATTGAAAACAATAAAGTTTTCTCCGGTTATCCTAATGGCGGTGGGTACACAATTTTCCGTGTAAACAATAACTGGTTCTCACAACCTAGAAAACTTAAAATGTCCGGAAGCGATACTCCGGGAGTTTTTATAGGTCTTGTTTACATTGGCGAGAATGGGGAGGTAAGAACAGATACAGAAGATGCAGGGCAATCTATTGAAATAGATAATAGTAGCGGAGCTTACCATGCAGACATCCCCTTTTCTGTGTGGCCTAATCAGAAAAGGCTCACATCCACCACTACTGATGCGACGGTATTCCAGAACCTGACCATTATGCCGTTGATGTATGCTCCTGTGCTGGATGTTATATTTAAAAATTTTTCATCTAATTTCGGCAGAGGGAACTACCAGATAACCCAAACCAACATTGGTGCCACAAATTACTATTCGGCTAAATTCAATGACTTGGTGAAGTGCGCCTTTTCTGTAGAGAAAGGCTATCCTTCCTGCATAGCGTTGCGTAATGGGCGGCTGATATTGGCTTCAACCAAGGCCCAACCCCAAACAATATGGGCTTCCCGTGTTGACAGGTATAATGAGTTCTCTGTGGACGATATGGCAGATTCCGGCTGGGATTTGACGATAGGTGCGAACCAGAGCCAAAAGATTCAATGGTTGTCTTCCTCTAAGGATTTGATAGTAGGAACAGACATTGGCGAATGGGTGCTGAACGACAGCGACTCAAGCAATCCTGTACCCATTATTAAAGAGCAATCCAGATGGGGTTCTTCTGTGGCGCAAGGGGAACTGATGACTGAAAGCCTGTTCTTTGTTCCTAGGGACACAAAAGGAGTTATTCAGTCTATCTACTCCTTCCAGATTGACGGTTATACCTCCGAGGACGTGACTATCATGGCATCGGATTTGTTTGATAGTGGGATTACGTCACACTCTATCCAAAAAGACCCTGACCCAATCTGGTGGGGTACTACTGGCGACGGAAGGCTTTTAGGGTTGCTGTATAACCGGGTGCAGGACATCAATGGCTGGTTCCAATGCGATATTCAAGGAGCCTTCATAAATCAGGTATGCTGTTACAATAACCCGGTAAAAGGCGAAGAAGGATTGATTGTTTCCGTAAAAGGTAAAGGCGAGAACGATTTCGTAAACGCCAATCAATACTTCCTCTCTTATATGGAGGACAGCAATCCTTGTGTTGACTTCTTCTCCACGGGGAGTACGACCGATTCAGACGCGCTTAATACAGGGGGATTTGACCCGATGAGATGGGATTTATTCTCCACGGGGAGTACGACCGATTCAGACGCGCTTAATACAATTCTAGTTAATGGGTACTTCAAAGAAACGTCTAGTAGTGAACAAGTTACGATTCAGACCAAGCCAGCTGACACTCAATCCTGGGTATCAGAATTTTATTTTACCTTCGATGACGCTTCTGTTTTCAATAATCCGGCGACTAGCGGTAGCTCTGTTGAGGTAACAGCATTCCTTTTTGAGAACCAATATGACCCTTCACAGCAACAATTAGTCAAGGGGCCGTTTTATCTGTTTGTGTACGATGCCGAAACTCAAACACTTTTAGCTCGCTCAACAAATTCAATAGAGCTTCCTGACGATAAGAACCAGCTTCCTATTCTTGAGTTCCTGTTTAGCGGATTAACTGTAAACGCTAACCAGAAAATAAAGGTTTTCTTCTCAAGCAATGAATCAGCCTCCTTTGAAGGGAATGAAGAAATATTACAGGTTTCCTGTTTTAGTGATTCTACCCATGAGACGGAATACGGATATTTCCCGTATATGGATGTCCGCACAACTGTATTGAATTCCAAGATTGAATATGACGAAACCAAGCCTGTTTATCTGGATGTCATATCGGCAGTTGGTGAAAAGACAACAGGTTATTGCTTTGGCGGGAATGATATAAATAATAATTATTCTTATTATCGTCCATCACCAGAAGGGGAAGGCTTTTTTTCCCAAAGCAAAATTGTGTTCAATGTTACAGGAGAAATTGAATCGCAAATAGGGGAAGTCCAAAACGCTGGATTTGTTGGTAGCCCAACTTCGTTGACCAGTGTTTTCCCTAACTTCGTTTTCGGGCTTCACATCTTTTCAGAGTTTGTGTCGATGCCGATGGGGAATGCTAACAATTACGTCATCCCGGCAACCACCACCAAGATTAGCCAACTGCGCTATCAAGTATCACGAGACGAGAGCAAAGACTTAGTTCCTTCTGCCGAGTTCCTTAATCAAGAGGGCCTAGCGTATGGAGAGCCTAGAATTCAGGCGACAGTACAAGCTTTAGATTACGATGCTCCTTTGGCTATGGAAAAGAATAACTCCTTGTCTGTATCTACAAACTTAATTAACGGACGAGGGCATGTTGTATTGAGTGGGCAAAGTTCCACAGATACAAGGCTGTACTTTTCTTTGGATGATGCTAAAAAAGTAAACATATTAGCGGCATACATTTTATATGATTCCACTCTCGTTAGCTGACACTTCTGGGCTTACTAGTGATGGGCTTCTTCCTATCACTGGCTTCCCGTCATGGATGTGGGGAAGCGGATTTCTTAACGACCAGTTAAACAACATCCCGGAAATCGCAGAACCCGCCTATAATGAGTTGTGGACAGACCCCACAACAGGAGTAACTAATGCTCTCCTGCCTTCGATAAGGAGTGATTCTTATCTTGATGGGATATATGACACGGACTATCAGACGGGCTATCCGGAGATGCCGCAACCTCCGACATATAATCCTAACACAAGTTATTTGCCGTCAGCGGCTTCTACGAATATATGGCAAGAGAAATCCAGTCCAAACAAAATAGGTTGGGATGACACCTTCGACGGATTTGGGTTTAACTCTACTACTCTAAAAGGGTTCGGAAGTGTCCTTTCGGATATTTCTTCTTCGTTTAGTAAGAAGAAAGAGTATGCCAATTATGTTGCCAGTTACGAAAATAAGGCGCAAGCGTTAAGGAATCAGGCAGAATCAGCCTATAAGATTGCGGGAATAAATATGTCCCGCCTTAGAGGCAATCAGGCTAAATATCTGGCACAGCAACAGGTTTCTGCGGTGCGTACAGGGTTCGCCCCCACATCAGGTTCTATTAGTGCTGTACAGAAGGCGACGATGAGCCAGTTCGAGCAACAAATAGGAGACGCTTGGTTGGAGGCAGAGCAGAGGAGGCAAAACACCATGTATCAAGCGAGCGTTGCGGATTGGCGTGCAAGTCAGGCTAGACAAGCCAGCAAGAGGAGTTCTAAAGGGTTCCTCGGCTCTTTGATTGGTTCGGGGGTTGGCGCCTACTTTGGCGGCCCGACAGGCATGGCTATTGGCTCTAAAATAGGCACATCATTAAACGGGTTATTCTAAATGGCGACCTACGACACAAGAGATATTAGGCTGGGTGTTACCGGTTCGAATAAGGAGGGGTTGCTTCCTTCTCCGTCTAACAGGTACTTGCGCTCTACTTACGATACGGCGAGATATGTTCCTATCGGCAACGAGTTTGACAAGGAAAGCCGGGAAAGGGAGCTGGGTAATCTAGGAGAAGGTTTGTCCCTATGGGCCAAAGCACAGGCCGAGGTGGAGACGACTAACGACAGTATCCAGTCGAGGCGCATGGCGGCAGAGTACATGGAAGCCTCAACGCAGGTTTTCAACCAGTTGCAAAACGACCCAAGCACGATGAACAACCCTGCCGTGTGGCTGGACGTGTACACGGAGGAAATGACATCAAGGATTGCGGAGATAAATAATAATTATTCTAAATCTTTTTATGTTGGTCGCAATCAACTCATGTCTAACGAGCAACTTAATTTGCTGTTAAAAAAGGAGAAGAATAATGTGGCCCTGATGGCGGCAGACCGGGTATCAAAAATGGCTGCTGACGAGACAAACGCCTCCCTGAAAGTGGCAATAGCTAACAGGGATTTCGGACTGGCTAAGGAGATAAACCAAAGTCCCTACTTAACTCCTGCCCAAAAGATTTTGAATGAGAATGAAATCACTGGTGCTCAAACACAGGATATAATTCAGCAGTCAGTCTTGAGAGACCCGTGGGGCGTTGTAGAGGAAGTGAACAGGGATGGGTCCGTACAACGTCGAGAACTCACCTATGAGCAACAGCAGTACGCAATGAATCAAGCGCAGGGGCAGATAAGCACGATTCAAAAGCAATCGTACGATTCTCTCGTACAGAAGTTTTTGTTTAACCCGGAAGAGTTTGACTTGAACGTGGCAAACAAGTTGCTGAAAAACAACCATTTGACTACCCAGCAATACGTTAATCTTCTGAACATGAAGAAAAAAATGAGCGCCAAGGTAGAGCCGACGCCGATGCAGTTTAAGGCAATGTCGGAATGGGCAACGAAGCTGTCAGAGGGATATGCCAAGGAATCTCCCGAAGGCAAAGCAAATATCCTTTCGCAAGCCGAACGTCTTTTTGACAGCATGAATTTCAGCACCAGCGACAAGAATGCTCTGGTTAAGCTGGTAACGCAAAAGATTTCCCCTGAAACATTCAGTCAGGCAGACAAGCTGGTAGAGCAATTCTGGAATAATGGGCAGTTGCCCTTAACAACAACGGCTGATTATACCGGAACGCAGGGTGGGAAAACTCCGATTTATTTAACGGAGGCAGAGTTCAATACACAGTTCAAGGAGCGCAAGAACCAGTTTTTCCTAGATAAAAGCAGAACATATCTTGACCCTAAGACAGCAAAAGAACGTTTTGCTGTGATGGAGTATGTACCAAATGCCCAAAACATTTTAATACAAGATAGAGTAAAGAGCGAAGTCCGCTCTGCATTGACGGATAAAATAGCCGAATATCGTGCGGAGAATGGTGGTAAGTCCCCGAATACCGAGGAACTGTACACAATGATTTATAACGCTCGCGCAGAAGTATTTGGCAATCAAAATATTAGAGCACTCAACCCTATCATGGACGGACCTGTTTTTCCGACAGGGCAACAGGCAGAAAATGATGAGAGGAAGGCGACATTTGTACCAGTAAAAATTAACGGATTTTACCCTAATGTCGGGCTTCCTTTGGTAGATGTACCCGAGAATGATAAATTCGTTCTCCTATCTTCGAATAATGCTTTTGTGACCAGCGATAAAAACCCTTTTTCATTGTTAAGACAAGGGGGTGGAATTCCGATTGGATATGTAACGTTTGACCAGTCATATCTAGAAAAGCCCTCCGAGGGGCTGCAAGAAGTTGTTGCGAGAAAAAATGCCAAAGCTATTGCTGAAAAGGCAGGTCTGGCGGCGCAGAGTGAGCAAGCCGTATATTGTGCTTTAATTGCATACTGGAACAGCTTATAAGAAATTTATGCCTGAAACATTAGACCCATTAAACTTGGCTACACCTCCGATAGATAGCGAACCTATTGGCGGTGATGCTTTAGAGGCACAGGCACAACAGGAAATGCAAGAGCAAATCGCTAATGAGGCTCAAGGCGTTTCTAATGGTGTTAATGAGGGGGCATGGGCAGAAAGGGCGTTAAGCCAGAAGCGGAAACTGCGTTCTGACTTGGATGAGTATTTGAAGCTTCAAGCACAGGTCACGCCGGATGATTCGCCAGAGTTTTTACAGGCTCTTTCCGAAAGGCGCAACCAACTAATCAATAGTGGCATAGACCCTGATTATGAGAAATATCGGGACAAGGTAGATAGAATTCAAGGCAAGATATACGCCATTACTCAAAACATCAATCCCAAGACAGGGTTGTTTGGAGTTGTCCCCACAGAGGATGTTAAAGACAGCAGACTTGGAACACTTCTCACCGCAGAGCAAATTGGGTACTTTAACAGTCTCCCAAAAAGCATGCAGGATGAATTTCTCTTTGAGGGCATTGTTGAGACGTTCTTCCCGCAGGGCGGCATGGATAAGGTGACTGCATTGGGGTTGCTCAAGGAACACTACCAGACGGATTCCATGCACGGAGTTGTCAGCAAATACGCTCAAGAGCTTCAAAGGAACAAGGATGAGGAGACAGCATACAATGAAGCCTCTACCAGATTTTTCGATTCCTTTATAGAAACAGGAGGCGATTACCAGAAAGCAATCGACAGCTTGGAAGGCAATCTAAACCTGTATGCGGAAAACATTTTCAACCAAGAACCTGCGCTTAAATACATTTACCAGCGTGCGTATAACTCCGTCTCATGGATTAAAGATGAATACATAGAAAGCGGAGAGCTGGATTGGGACAAGATGGCAGACAGGTTGTTGAAGCTTGGGGAAGGAGAGACGTTCTCTCTAGCCATTCAGATGCTTCCCTACATGTTGCCCAAAGACGACAGGACTTGGCTAACCCAAGCCATAGACGACACCGCCTCTGATGTCTCCCGCTTTGCTAGGCTCATGGTTGACGGAGGAGGTGATAGCGCCCAAGCAGAACGCCTTGCGTTGGCTATCCAGCAGGAATATCGTCAGGGCCGAGACATGCCTACATCGTGGATAGGGAGAGCTTTTAAGGCGGCGACAGACCAAGTTCCGAAGGTGGCGGCAGTAACCGGAAGCTCTCTTTTGGCTTCACCGGGTGGGCCTGTAGCAATGGCCGCCACAGGAACAGCTGTCGGCTCAATGGTGTATGGTTCAACGGTAGGTCTTGAGGCATATAGGACGAATTCTTCTAGGGCAGGAGCATTGACATATGGTGTTACTGTTGGGGCCTTGGAAGGTCTCCTTGAAAACGTAACTCTTGGTGTTGGTGCTTTGGCCTCCAAAGGTATTAAGGTGGCAGAGGCAGGTAGGAAAATGGCCTCTGTTGCCGGAAGAGTTCCCGCTACCGTAAGAGGTGCGGCGGCTGGTGCTTTGTCTGAATATACCCAAGAAGTCATTGCTGACCCAATTTATGTTGGATTGGAGAATGTAATGCGCTCTGCGGGGTTTGAGCTTACCCAGCAAAACACCCTTAAAAACTGGTGGGAAACATTGGACTTCACATCCCCTGAACTATTGGGGGCTACAGCCATTCTTGGAGGCTCCATTGGTGCTGTTGGGGGCTATCAAGCTAACCACCTCATCAACCGAGTAGGAAGAAGCGCTTCGGCTCTTCAAGCTTATGGTGTACCCGAATCGGAAGCTGTGGCTATTGCCGAAATGCCAGACGGCAAGGAGCGCACAAACAGGCTTATATCGGCCCTTCGCAATAACCGGGTAAGCCCCGACGTGCAAATAACAAACCAGCAAGCGGGGATATTCCTGAACTTTTTAGCTAAGAATGCAGAGAGGTTTAAGGATGTTGAGCTGATGCCGGAGATATCCGACAACGGGGACGGAACCTTTAATATTGTTGAGAGAGACCCGGTAAGTGGAGCTGAAAAAGTAACCACAGTAACAGACGAAATCGCAGGGACGTTCATGTCTCAAGCGTTGCAGTCAAATCCGGGATTTATCAGGGCATTAAATATTTTCGCCCAAGAAGAGATAGAGTCAGGGGTGGGCAAGGAGACGAAGATAAAGAGCTATACTCCTGACGAACTCCGAGCAAAAATCCAATCCACAGAAGACAACAATGCAACTATAGCACGACTTAGGGCTTTGGCTGTAATTAACCAAGACCCGGAATTGTTGCAGAGTTTTCGTGATGGGAAAGTAAGTATTGAAGATGTAGCAAATGAGCTGGAAATTGTATCTGCATATAGAGATGGCACGATTGCTGTTGCGAGGGGTGAAGCGAATCCTCTCAATATTCTCGAAGAAATAATTCATGCCCGCGCCATATCTGATTTGGAGAGCGGCGTTATTTCCAGAGATGTTATTGAAACACAGGTAAGGAATTACTTGGAATTCTTGGGCCGCAGTAGCGAAGAAATAGGGGACTTGAGCAATGACGTTCTGTTGCAGGAGCATCTTGCCAATATGGGGAAAGCTTTAGCTACAACGCCAGAGTTGTTTTCCTCCATGCCGGGGAATGTTCAGACAATTTTGGAGTGGCAGAAAGACGCCATTGCGGAAGTCGGCAATATTTTTGAAGAAGGCAATCTGATAAGAGAAGCCATTGAGCAGGGAGTTGT